AAGGCATACCGCGCCGCGCTGAAGCTCGCCGAACAGCTGAAAGCCGCAGCCGCATAACGCCGCAAAATCAATCTGAAACCTGAAAATTGCACAACGGCCCCGGACCATTTTCGGGGCCGTAAAAAGAAGGGAGAAAACCATGAGCGCATACGTACTCGACCAGGAAGATATCGAGCAGCTGACCGTTGCTACTGCGGCGATGCTTGAGCTCAACCGCCGCTATCCTGGTAGCTTCTATCTCGCCGCCGAAACGGTCGAGATGTTTGGTAAATACGCCGACGATCTTCACAGCCTTTACCGCGCGCTGTACATCACAAATATCAAGGCCGTGAACGGCCGCTATCATGAAGAGTCGCGGACGCTGCCAAAATACCGGCCATTGACTCCGTGGAACACGGACCGCCTGACGCTCGACACGCTCAAAAAGGCGGCGGGAAGGTTTAACTGCTATCTCTATCAATGTAGCGAGGACCCGATTTACGGGAGTGCCATCTTTAACGCCTTTACGGATATTTACAAGCTGTTATGCATGGTGATTGTCGAAAAATCGGTTAACTGGTATGGCGAGAACCGGTAACGCCGCGGAAACATTTCAAACGCCCCCGGATTATTCCGGGGGCGAGAAAAAGAAGGGAGCTAAAACATGATTTACGGAGACATCGAGCAGAAAAAAGAAGCAATCAGAGCAGCAACACGGAACTACCGGAACGCCGCCGCGGCGATCCCAGCAATCAAGCGCGTCGTGACCACTTTTGACGGCAAGCAGTACAACAAACGGTTTGATGACGCTGTGGCGTCGATCGAGCTGCCGGCCGATGGGCGCGTTTTCGTAACAAACCATTTTGAATGGTTTGAAATCCACTATCAGCCACGGGATATCTATCTCATAACCGGCTATACATGCATTGCGTCGGATAGCCACGTTGCTCCGGAAGATCAACGCCCGGAAAGCATTTTCTTTGATGGTAAAAAGATCCTGGCGGACAAGATCAACGCCGCGCTGATGGACGAGCGGGAAAAGCTTCTCGCCGCTGCCTTCCGGCTTGAGCAAGAGGCGGACAACTTGGAGATGTATCTTACCCGTATCGAGGCAGCTAAAAAGGTTTTGGCGGAGTGTGTCGACTCGCTTTCCCGCGATACCCGTGACGTCTGCGGACTTGACCGCTGTCGATACTATTAACCATTTGCGGCGGCATAACCGCCGCACGAACATTTCAAAACGCCGCGAAAACATTCCGGACGCCGTAAAACCGTTTTCAGAGGCGTGTCACATAGTCGAGACTGATCCACCCGGCCCCGGACTTGAGACGCCCCCAGCCTTTTGTGCTGCCCTTTCCGGCCCTCTGCTCGACGATGGTGTACGTGCCGACAGGGATGTGCCTTACACGCGCGTAGCCTGTCCCCGGACCCGTACGGATGTTAAGGTCTGTGATACTGACACGGATGGTGTACGGCTGAAACGCCGCGGAATCCTTTGGATCCGGATAAACCTGTTTTCCGGACGCGTCGAAAACCTTCGTCCCCGGATGCTTCTGCGACGCCGCGATAGCATTTTGGAGGACCGTATAAGCGCCGATCTGACTCTTTTCGTCCGCCCAGGACGTGCGGACGCGGTAAAAAATCTCTTCCGCTTTTGGCTTGTCAGCAGCGGCCGGCACTGTGTAACCTCTCGTCTTCCGGTACTCCGCAAGACGCGCCTTGAACTCGTCCCATGTCCAGGATGTGCGCGTATGGTTATTCCGGACATACGGGTTCGGACAGATTTTGCCAGTTACATCATAGTGACGGATGACGTGATTGACGTCGATGTCGAGGTCATCCATCATTTTCGACACGATTTGCACCGCTGCTTCCTGCGTTTCCGTGGTAAAGTACCACTTGTCGTCACTGTCGTTTCCGGAGTATTTACCGTCTGTTCGTTTCACGCACATTTCGACAGAGACGGAATTGAAATTAGTGCATTTTTGATAATACTGATGACCGCCGCTGCCCTGAAGCTTTCCGCCGCATTGCCACGTGACGCCGGTATAGTCAGTGGTGTGATGGATGGTTCCGTCCCACGCGATCGTATACGTGGCACCGTATCCGCCGTTCCACAAGTTGAAGTTCTCTCCGACGACGCCCAGGTAGTGCACAACAATCCATTTAATGTCTTTTACATCGCGCCATTTCGGAACCTGAGAGCGGCTTTCCGCGCGATTATCTACAATCGGATAGATCTTCATTCGCTTTTCCTCCGCGCTTTTAACGTTGTCATACTGTGTCAGATGATGCTTCTTAATGATCCGCATCACGCTATCTGCGTACGTCGTTCCCGTCGCGTATCCAAGACGGCTTACAGTACGAATAAGTGTTTCCGGATCCCTGATTGACAGCACTTTCTCGCCGTACTTCGGGGCGCCGCCTTTCGTGTTCGACGCGTACTTCATGAACAGTAGATAGTCCTCAAAGCTCTGTTCAATGCTGTCGTAGATCCGGAAGTTGTCTGTAATCGTGACACGCTTTCCGCCGTACACTTCTGGCGTTTCTTTCGTGAGCGATTTTCCCGGCCAGACGGACTTGTCCGCCCAACTCGCATTAAGTAGACTCGCCTTAATGCCGACCATGTTGTTGTACTTAAGCAAGGCCGCGATCTGTGGGTTATCCCAGTAAGACGGGATCCCGTAACCATTTTCAAGGCAGCTCTGTGCGATGAGCACGGATGGCAGATACCCGCCGATCTTCTTCACCACTGCGCAGACGGCCGGAGCTATGGTTCCGATGTACTCCTCTTCTGTTTTGCATGTATTCATACAGCACCTCCACGCGGCGAACGCCGCAAAAATATTTCAGATGCTCCGCGACGCCGCGAAAATATTCCGAACGCCGCAAAATCATTTCCAAAAATGCACGAACGCCGCGAAAATATTTTGAAATGCAAAAAGAGCCGCCGCAAAATGCGACAGCTCCGAAAATCATTTTGTTTTTGATGCCTCCGTATTCATCGAGTGCACCGCGGACTCAATCAGGGCCTCAAGTTGCGTGTCTGTGATCGTAATATGCGCGTCCTTGAAAGCCTGTTTTGCGATGCTCTCCACCGTATCAAATTTCGCTTCCCCCTGGCCGGAGCCCGAAACGGTCTGCTCAACGGCAAGAACAAGATTCCTGATGATCTCCGCTGCAAATGTATAGTTTTTCTCCCGGAGATCCGTTTCAGCTTTCGCTGCCTGCTTCTTCAGCCAAGGCAATGCGTACCGGACAAAGGCCGCACCCAGGGCAGTGATAACCGCGAGCAACAGGTTATAGATAATATCATTCATTGTGATCCCTCCCACAAAAACATTTACGACGTTCCGTAATCGTCATCTTCATTGTTGGCATGTGCCTGCTCATTGATATAGTTCTGGATCTTCTTCTCGGCCTCCTTTGTCGGCCCGTTGGCTCCAAGCTGCTGCAAAGCCTGTAACACACTTAGCTGGGTATCAACAAGGAGCCGCAATTCGTTTCTCATTCCGAACTGCTGTTCTTTGTGCCGTTTTACTTCATTCGTCAGCATATGGATCTGGTCAAAATCTCGTTGGAATTTCTGGTCTGAGAGTGTCCGATAATCGCGGAACTCTTTTCGCATCTCCTCGACACAGGCTTCAAGCTGGTCGACTTTTTCCTCCGGGCTGTCAATATCACGGACGCGCTGTTTGAAGCCGGGCCATTCCTTGTAAACGAAATAGCACACCAGGAACGCAATCAGGAGCCAAACGCCAATCTGATTCGCTGTCACAAAATCCGCAAGTTTATTCACCATCGGTGGCACCCTCCTATTCGTAATCATTCATGATTTCGGCAGCTTTTGCCACATCTGGAAGAATGTCCGTCTTTTGGATTTCCTCTACCGTCTCATGCTGAAGGAGCAAAATAAAAAGCCGGTCAATCAGACTGGCCATAATCTTGTTCGCCTCCACCAGCTTCAGAACATCCTCTGTTCTTAACATCAGCTTCGCCTCTCTTAAATTGTCATGCCCTACTTATTGCGCATGATCCACCTCCTGCCCGACTGCTTGCACACGGGCTGCCGTCATGCGTCAGCGCAAAACGGTCGAATATCGCTGTCCGGAGCGCTTCGCTGTCACAATGGCCAAGCATTCCGAGATAACACTGCAACGTCTCCAGTGCATCCTCCATCGATAACTCGTACCGGTTATACCTCACCTGTACACCCTTCAATGCCCTCTTGATCCTGAGGCTCGTAGCCTTCCTTAACACTGATCTATCATGCCAGACCCGGTATCCGACAAATTCTATGCCCTGCATAACTGGACGAATGCAGGTTTTCTTATTCAGGTTCAGCTCCAGGTTCTCCAAAAGAAAACGCTCGATCTGGTCCTTCCAGTCCCTCAACTGTGCCTTGTCATTGCTCAATACGATCACGTCATCCATATACCGGATATAATAATGGATTTTCAAGACTCGCTTGCAGAACTGGTCGAGCACATCCAGGTACAGATTTGCAAATACCTGCGACATAAGGTTGCCTATCGGCATCCCCACATCATACAGGCGTTCCGACAATGGAACATCGCCAGGATTGCAGCCCAACGGCAGGCCAAACGGCGTGTGTTCGCAATCTATAATCGAATAGAGCACCTGCAACAGGCGCTCGTCCTTAATCTTCTTCGCAAGCACTTCCTTCAGGATCTTATGGGAGACCCTGTAAAAGTACTTGCTGATATCGAGTTTGAGGTAGTACCATTGCCCGCCGGCACGGTGTGTCTGGATCAGCCAGTACCTCAATCTCTTCATGGCACTCAGGCTGCCCCTTCCAGGAACACAGCCGTAGCTGTCCTCGATATACCCTTTGACGAACGTGGGATTTATGACACGATAAATCGCCCACTGGACGATGCGGTGCTTAAAGGAAATCGACATGATCATTCGTTTCTTCGGTTCATAAACATAGAAAATGAAATACCGGTCTATGGTATATGTCCCGTTGTAAACCTCCTCCTGAATTTCCTTCAATTTCTCGTAGGCATCCAGGGTGTAGATCAGTGCGTCCTTCTTGTACCTCCTGCCTCGGCAGGCATCCTCCAATGCGCCTTGTAGGTTCTCCATCGAGAAAATGATGTCGAACACGTTCTTGATTTTCATGCTAAATCAGCACCCCATAAAATACAATGTGTCGCAGCTTTCACTTCCGTTACTCACAGCTTCCAAGGTTGCCCTGGGCTTTGTTTGTCTCCACCCGGGCGGCAATACCCACGCACGAATATCGCCGTTTTTCTCCTTCACCCATCCGGGATCTGGAGCGGAAACAGACTCCTTTATCCTCTCGCACTGTCCGGCAGTTCTATGAGCATACCGGCCTCTGGCATATGAGAGTAAAGCGGAGCGGAACCCGATGTTGCTGTTCGTGTTCGAACGAGCATTGTTGAGGTTGACGTTGAACACGCCTGCATTCGACGTGTTGTTCCAGTTGCCACCACAATTCGGCAAACGCGATAGCCTGTTCCCGTATCATAACAGTCAGATCCTCAATTCTTTGATATGATCCTCCTGCCATGAGCGCCATGTCGTGTGTCCGGTATTTTGCCGGACGGCTTTCTCGGAGCGTCATCATACAGCCATTTGCTATAGCCTCCAATCATCGCCCCGATTTCTTTCGATCTTCGTGTCCACTCATCACGGGACGATACACCTTTCAGGTATTTCAGCCTGTATGCCGCAGTCACGAAATCCTGCAATCCTTTATTCAGAATATCGAGCCTTTTCAGGGCAGTCTTTTTGCTCGGAGAATATTGAACCTCATTCGCAAGCAAAAGCATTTCCTCCATCGTATCCGCAATCTTGTCACCGAACAGCTTTTGATGCGGAACGCTCCACCTCTCTATGAGAGGCAGAGCATATTCCAACATGTCGATGATCTTCATCCGGATCGTGAGGTTTTCATGCTCCTGTTCGCCCGTTACGTTTCCATCTTCACGTTCAGCTTGCATGGAGACCTCCAGGTATGTGCAATGCTGCCGCATTGCAACAGTTATCAGTGACCAGTTTTACAGTTCACAGAAAGCGGAGCGGAACCCGCGGTCGCCGCCCGCGTACGAACGAGCACCGCTGAGGCCGACGTTGAACACGCCCGCACCCAACGTGTTGTACCAGGCGCCACCACAAATCGGCAAACGCTCCCCGGCCAGTGCAGCGTAGTGGTTATCGCCGCCATAATCTCCGCCCGGCTCATCCGGATACAGCAACAGAGCCTTTGCCATCTCGGGCACGGTCAGACCAGATGCGGCAGCAATAGCATTGTATCCGGTAGATCTTCCTGCTGATCCATCATCCGTCACACTACCGGTGATGAGCGTCAGCTTACTGGACAGGTAATCATATTTCAGCGTTCCGGAAGAACCCGGATCCACATATTCACCGGATGCGTTCAACGCCTTCCAGTACGTGGAGGATGCACCCATGCTGATTTCAGGATCCATGCAGTTCGCATTCGGGATGAACTGGAACTCTCCATCCTGGAGCCTCATTCCTGCGCACCATTCCCATACGTTTCCGTTCATATCGGCAATGCCATCAGGCAGCCAGTTATGGTTCCATGTTGCAGGGCCGGATCCGGTTGCGGTTCTCTGGACACGGTTACTGGAATCCAGAGCCATGGACGGCGTTCCTACTTCATGGGCATAGCTATGATCCTTGCCGTAATTGTTATTGCCCCTCGGCATGGTTCCGTTCTTACGGCTCCACAGGGCAATTTCACACCAGAGCGCATACGGGACCAGACACCATGCGCCGCCGTCGGTCTTTTTGTTCCGGCACGCTGCCAGAGCATTGTCAAAATTGATCGTTGCTTTCGGATCCTGGAACGGCAGACTGTACGCACGGTCGTTCACGACAATGCTGAGATATTTTCCAACGTACATGGTTTTCTCGACTCCATTTACAATGGATCCGGGATGAACCACATCAGAGCCGCCGGAAAGGATGGCATTGTTCTTCTGCTTCTCCCACCGAACCATAATGGACGGCATGTCCATATCGTCCAGAATAACTGTGTTCTTTCCACCGGTCAGCGCTTCGACCGCCAGTTTCATATCGTCAAAATTTGCCATGTCACGCCTCCTTCAGTTTCCAGAGTGTCAGAGTCACATTATCCATGGAAAACTCTTTTGCCACGCGTTTCGTGACGGTTTTCGGGTTTTCCGCAGATTCTTCTTTGCTGCTGTCAAAATCCGGATTGTCCTCTGTCACGTCTTCATACTGCCGTGCCGGGATGTCGACCTGCGCCACGTACTCCTGCGCGGACTCACCGACACCATTGATGAGGCCCCCCAGATAATCGAAACAGAAATCCAGATGTACCGGATCGTCTCGCTCCTTCTTTGCCAGATTGACGGACAGCTCAAAATCATTGAGCGACAGTACGTTTTTCCGGACACTGTACTCGATGACGTTCTCCGCGTTTTCCGGGATCTTCCTTACGACCATGATCTTTTTCCTCCTTCGTGCTTTCCCATCTCTAGGGCTTCCTGCGTCCGAGCCGCGATGACTTCACAGGCGTCACGTCCTTCCGCGTCGCTAGCTTCTACACCAAAAGAGCGACGGACGCTTGCTTCGTGCGCCTGCCGCTCCTCCGACTTGATAATAATACTTACCATCAGATTCCTCCCTGTACAATGCAGTTGACTGTGACCGATGATGCGGCTCCCGTGTACGCGATCTTGAAACCGTTCGTCAGCTTATCCGTGATCTCGATATCGCCCACGCCCGCGCCTGTTTTGGACAGAATCTCCACAAGAACGGTATAGTTCTTCGTGTTCCGGACGGTTCCAAGGCTGACTGTTTTCTTTGAATCGTTGAATGGATAGGACTGTGTGTTCGTCAGTGTGACCGTGATCTGTTCCCCGACCAGACCGTTTACCGCGTCGGCCTGCTTTCGCAGAAGGTCAGAGAGAAAGCGTGTCATGAAAAGTGCTTCCAGCGCTTCACTTTCCTGATGGTTTAAGTTTTTCGCACTGAGGGGCGTTCCCTGCTGTTTGACGGTTCCGGGAACTTTGATGTGCTGCACATTTCCGTTTCCTACGTCAACTTCCTTGTACCAGTCCGGATGCTCGACAATGTGGTCCTGCCAGTTTACCGGTTCAATCATGCTTCTACCTCCCTGATATCGAGCTGTACGACATATAAAAAGCCTTCCGACACGTCTTCCATTGTGAGACTGACGCTCTTTGAGAACCAGAGCTGACCGGCTGTGTCATAGAGCTGCACCTGTGTGACCGTTCCGGATCCTGAGTCCAGTTCCATCATAAACGAGATCTCAACAACGCCGTTTGACAGCGTTTCAACGGACTTAATCGCTGTCTCTTTCCAAACTGAACCGACGAAATAACGCGCCTTGCTGACGGTACGCTTTGTGTAATCCCGATATCCGGTGATGGCCTGAGTGGTTAACAGTGCCATGCTACCTTTTCCTCCTTTCTGTCTATTCTGTTGTCACTTCTCCGCAGAGTGGGAAAGACGCTTTCCATTCTTCTGTTGATATGGTCATGGCGTTTGGCGCATCCTTAAGGCCGATGGCTGTCTTCGGGACTGTGCCGGTCAAGGGCTCTCCTGCGTAGGGGAAAGCTACGATGTATTTCACGCCACTACGCACGCGGAGCTGAATCGTCGTGCGCGCACCTATGCGAAGGTCATCCTGCATAACGGAACGGACGGGTTTCACTTGCTGCACGGCTTTCCGCGCCCAAGAAAGCGATGAGGGCGTCACGGTTCCGAACAGCGTCACGCGGAAATGAAAGGGATCACCGCCGTACTCCTGCGCTTCCTGAATCAGCACATCAGAGAAATACCCGTCAAGATACTGCTGTACACCTTTCAGAGTCCCGAGGTACCGATACATCGGAGTGGCGCGCTTCAGCCATTCCCGTTTCTGCGCAATGCTTGCGTTGTTGTCATACGGAGCATTCGTTTCCCAGGCAAGTTCATCAAGCCGCCATCCCGGCATCTGATCGATGTCGGTGAGAAGCGTAAAACCGTTCTGAATCACGCTTTCCATCCACCGGACACCCGCTTCAAGCGCTTTTGCAAGAGCGTAGCCGTTCTTATCCTTCAGGATGAACCGCGGTACATTTTCTTCAATCCGATAGTCAATCATCTCTGTTCTCACCCCGATTTCTGTGTAACAGAAATGGTGCCGGTGCACCGCTGTCCCTGCTCGATTTCTGTATAGGCTATCGTAGACGAGCCATTGAACGTACTTGTGCTGTCAATTGTCGCCCGTGTCGCGCCCGCCTGATAAATGAGCGCCACCAACCGATCCGGGTTGAAGGGACGTCCGATCTTCTTGTTCTGCCAGTCCTGATATTCTGTGATGGCGTCATCGATGGCTTCCTTTGTATCGCTACTTCCGTCAGACGTATAAGTCAGGTTCAGCACATATGGGATGTCCGTCGCTTCTGACACCACAACCTGATCATTGAGCGGGCGGACATTTGTTCCCGACAGAGCCTTTTCCACCATCCCGAGTACGGTCTTCTTCTCACTGGCTGATGTACTCTCGATGATCAGATAGACATCGACGACGCCTGCTCCGCCGTTCACTGCGTTCGCGTCCAGCACCTCACTGCTGGCGCTCTTTGCGGCGGCTTCATACTGCTGCTTCGGACCGGTCGTGACAGATGCCACACCGAACTCGCGAATCCGCTCTCGGTAAGCGTCGTCCTCTTCTTCATCCGTTCCGCCCGTCGCATCGGCAAGCGCCACAATCCGGTTGATGTTCGCGTCTGGCGCGGACAATACCAATTCCGCGCCCTTCGTAAGGCCATTCCCTGCGGTTCCCTCTGACGAGCAGATAACCTCCGCTGTCAGAGTTTCCTGAAGACCGCTGATCGGAAGATCATTGACCAGTTCGTAGAAGATCTGACCGTCTTCCGTCATTGTCGTTCCGGCTTCCAGCGTTTCCGCTGCATAGGTGGCATTCGTCGTGATTTCAACTGTCGTTGTGGCGGACTGCGCCGCGATCCGGGTGCATCCGCGCTTATCTCCGATAGCATCCAGGTACTCTCCGTCCGCATACTGCAATGTTTGACGACGGAGTGAGGTATCGAGACTCGCCAGAATCTGCACCATACCTGCCTGCACACCACGCAGCAGCATCTCTTTCTCATCCCCCGGATAAAGGATATCGCCGCCAGCGTCCATATAGGCTTCGGTCATGATATCCCAGACATCATCGGGGTCAAAATAGAGATAGTGGAGTTCCGTATCATCCATCAGTCCTCTTCCTCCTCTCCGTCATCCACATCTACCGTCACCCGGATATATATGCTTCCGTCCTGTAACATCGTCGTTTCTACTTTCGTTACCGTCACTTCCGGCTCCCACCCCATCACACGATCAAGCTCCGGGGTCAACTCATTTTCAAAGTCACCGATAGGAAGATCAAAGAGGTCGGTATCGAATCCCCGCATACGGTCATAAGGGACTTCCCCCATACGGCACATAAGAAGGTTCTTCGCATTTTGAAGTGTCCGTTTGAGATGGTCCGTTTCCTGAAAATCAATCGGGTACGGGACATTATCAATTTCATACTGTGCCACGCTATCCCTCCTCAGTGCTTCAGCCACCACTTGTTTTTCTTTGACGCCTTCTTAACCTTCGCAACAAAAGACCGAACGGCTTTAATGGCCTTTTTTGCCTTCGCGGGCCTTCTGCGATTTGTTTTCTTGGGGATCTTATAGACGTGCGCGACCTCATCCCATCGGTTCATGCCGACCGGCTCGCCACTGATCCGGTTCTTTACGATCTTGCTCTTGTACTGTGATTTTGTGGTCTTCTTGGTTGTTTTCTTTGAGCTTCCACCAGACCGGGATCTTCCGCTTGACCTGGAGCCGCTGCCGCGCGAAGAACGCGCCGAAGATGTTTTGGTAGACTTCCGCTTGCCGCCCGACGATCCGCCAGAAGTTTTACCGCCATCCAGAGAACTCTGCTTGAAGGTCAGGGAGAGATCTGCCCGAAGCCAGGTATTGTTCGGCGCAATTTCAAGCTCTTTCACCTGCGCACTGATCAGCATCAGCTTATAGGCAAACAACTTGCTCGACCCGACGTAAAAGAAATCGCTCTTTCCGTCTCTTGCCTCCGCCACAAACGCAAGGGCTTCTTTCCGAACATCGACACCGGCGAATGCATTCAACTGAATCGTGATCGTGGCTTCCGTCGGGCTTCCGCTCTTCCGCTTGATGTACCCCTGGCTGGTTTTTTCCTTATCGCCCTTTGTGGCGTTCTCCGTATCGCTCGCGCCCTTTAAGGTAAGGTCCTTAAAGCTGAAAATGCGCCCGCGCGCAACCAAGAATGTATGCCCGCCCCAACGGCCGGTTTGCCGGGTCTTGTTGTTACTGCTGGCACGACGGGCGGGCGTTTTCTTTTTCTGCGCCTTCACCTTGACGGCGCTTGCTTTTTTCTTCGCCATCCGTCACTCCTTCCAGGGCGCCGTATCTGGCATCTCCGTTTCATCATCTTCCTCCTCGTCCTTATCTCCGATTTCGAGAACGGGAAGATCGACATACTCGCCGCCCCGGAAGACACATTGTTCGACGAGATCAGGATTTGCGGTCATCAGTTCGGCAGCGTATTTTTCGTCACCGTAGACCATGAGCGCGATGAAATCGAATGTGTCGCCCGCCGAACAAACGTACTGCTGTCCGCTGAATGTCATGCGTACACCTCCAATCTGTCGCGCCGCTGCTTCTCCTCATACCAGCGTTCAAAACGCTCCTTATCGTCTTTCAATTCTTTCGCGACACCAGTCGAATCATTCGCATTGATCGTTGGGCTATAGATCAGTGTCGTCGAAGAACCGGAGTCGGTTTCGGACGAGCTGAATGACGAGTCGGATGAGCCGGACGCGCCAACCATAGAGAGAAGATCCGGCCACGTGAATCCGCTGGCTGCACGTGCCTGATCGAGAAGGCTGGCCGTCGCGGCGGTATGCTCCTCCGGGATGGCCCATTCGGGACCAGCCTCACCGAAGATGGACGCCTCCGTCGCCCGGCCGCCTTCCGCGAAACCGGACGCCCCCGCTCCGATACGGGAGACCGCCCCGGCAACAGATGAGGTATGCGCTACGACATTTACCGTGATTGTCCTCCCCTGATAGGCGTTAATCGCACTGGCAAGGGCCGCTGTATTGCCGTCTACATTTTCGAGAAGGTACTGCCCGTTCTCATCCTGGATGCTCATGTGAAGGTCACTCGCGTCACCATCCACATAGGAGAGAAGTTTCTGCCCATCTTCTGCCTTGATTGTGGCCTGCAAGTTCGTCGTATCGCCGTTCACATTGACGTCAACACCCTGCCCGGCTAACTGATCCGCTGCGGATTCACCTTTACCGCCTACATAAGGGTCCAGCTCAACCGGGATCGGGTCGGGCTGCTTAATCGCGCCCTCATCAAGGTTTGGCTCAATCGTGACCGAAAAGCCGTAGCTGCTAAACTGCTGCTGAAGTTCCGCAAGTGCCTGCGCCGCATCCGCGGAAATTGAAATATTCGCGGTTCCTTCTGTCGTGGTTGCAGTCGTGGGCGCGGTTGACGTCTCTGAGGTCGTTCCGGCAAAAGTGTCCTTCGGACTCTGGTTGAGCACGGAGAGGACACTTCCCAGAACGTTTCCGAGATTTGACCAGGCATTTTCAGATTTTGCACCGCTCTCCGTGGTCTGCTTTGTGTTTTCCTCAAGAGACTTTCCGGAGTTCTCAAGGGTTGTGTTTGTATCTTCCAGCGCTTCTTTTGCGCTCATAACGGCGGCTTCCGTTGAATCTTTATATGCGGCAGTCTGCTGCGTACTATCGTTGAGCGACTTGTTGGACTCGTTCAGCTCGTTATTCGTGATCCCGAGGAGACTGAGGAAGTTATCAAAGTTCTCCTTGTTTAGCTGCTCTGACCCGGAACCTTCGTTTGCCTCAAAGTTGGAAGACCAGAGTGTGCCGTTTTTATCGTACATGAATCCAAGGAGGCCACCTGTATAGTCCTTCATCTCCTGCTGGCCGTAGTTGTTCAAGATCTGGTCCATGGTGTAGACCTGGGCCATCCGATTCGCCAGACTGACACTCTCGCTGTCGCCATTCTTCATCAGGGCCTGATAGTTTTCCGCGATTTGATTGTACCCGCCCCATCCGGTGATGATAGAGGCCAGTCCCTCGCGGAGGGCCTGAAGCTTTGGACTTCGTTCGATGTCCGAGTAGCTTCCAAACTGTTTACTGTAGGATTGAATCGCGTCCGACATGGAAGTCGTGCCCTGGTCAACGGCAGACGCCAGACCCTTTAAGCTAGTATATGCATCGCCTGCACCGCTCCCGGTAAGTCCTGAGTCCCACAGTTCATACAGCATATTGTTCTGCCCGGATGTAAGCTGTGCTTTATAAGCGTTGTAGTTCTCGTCCAATTCAGCCAGGACAGCTTTTTTCCGCGCTTCTGTTGCGTAGTCGCCATTAATCTTTTCATGGTTCTGAATCGCCTGATCCCACTGGTACTCTAGTGTATATTTCGAGTCGAGATACTGATCTTCCGCATCAGAGAGCATTTTCTCCGATGATTCCTGAATCTCCTTTGCTGTGGTCTTGATCTCATCCCGGCTTGCGTGCTGCGCCTTATATTTCAGCTTTGCCGTCTCGACATACTGGTTTTCCTTAGTCTGCTCAAGCTGTGCTTTGGAGATTTCATTGTTCATATCCTGAACAACGCCGAGAATGTTCGAGCGTTCTTCCTCAGACAAGGATCCATCTTTCCATGCATCCGTGATCGCGTTCCGAAGCTTCTGTCCCAGGGCCTCTGCATTTGCGATCCCTTGATTCATAGACTTTTCCAAAAGCTCAATGGAGTCCTGGTAAGCCGGATTATTTTCGGCTTCTCCGTCCCCTCCGAACAGAAGGTTCAGCGTACTCATCTGCGCGGCGGCGCTGTTGGAGATCGCATCCACCATCGACGTAACCATGGTATCCGCGTAGCCCTCGATTTTGGTCTGATCTGCATCGGTCAGGGTTAGGCCAGAGATGAGCTTGGTTGTGAGACTGCTAGCAAGTTGAGCGCTTGCAGTGTCATAGTTATTCGCTGCCTCTGTTACAGCATCACGGAACTCATGGATCGTGCTGGTCGCGCTATCATAGGAGCTTTCCATCTGCGAAAGAGCGGACTGAATCTCAGTCTGATCGAGCGTCCCCGTACCGAAAACATCGTCAATCTTGTTTTCATTTACCTGCTGCATTGCGCCGGCTAAAGCAGCTACAGTCGTCACTCCAAGCGCAATTGCGCCCGTTGGAGACAGGAGATTCCCAATCAGCCGGAAGGCGCCACTTGCAATAGCCACTCCCGGTCCGGCAAGTGCCACTCCGGTAAGCCCCGAGACAAGCACGTCAAGTGTTCCGGGATCGAGGTTGGAAATCTCGTCCACAATGCCACCAATAGCGCCCATTGCATTTGACAGCGGGTCGGAAAGGCTTTCTCCGACGAGCTGCTGTAAACGCTCAATCTTGGACTTGAATGTCTCGATGCGTCCGTCCAGCGTGTTCATCATGGTCTCGGACGCATACTCGCCATAGCCCTCCGCCTCACCGTTCTTCATGGACTCATAAAGGCCATCCCACTGTTCCGACGCGCCTCGTAGGAGAGTCAGCGCTTCGGTGACGGTCCTCGTCCCGAACACGGTCTGAAGGATCTTCAGAGCGTCCTTGTTCTTCTCGATCTTGTCATAGCCGCCCGCGATCTGACCAAGGGCCTGATAGAGATCCTGGTAGGTTTCCAGTGTGCTCTTCAGCTGGCCCTTGTCGTCATAAGCACTGAAACCGGCTTCTGCCAGTTCCGCATTCGCGGCTGACAGTGCCTCATCGTTCATGATCTCCGAGGTTTCCTCACTGGTGGCGCCCAGTTCGGCCATAGCCTCCGTCGCTTTATCAGTCGGAGCGGCCAGACGAAGAATACTGTTCCGGATCAGCGTACCCGCATCGGACCCAACTGCACCTGCATTCGCCGTCACAGCGAGGAGTGTCATCAGCTCTTCCGTGCTGTCTGCGAACCGCATGGTGCTGCCCATCCGGAGCATCGCATCTCCGAACTCCTCAACCGTCGACGCGGAGCTGTTCGCTGCATATGTCCACAGGTCAATGAAATTTGTAAGGCTCTTTCCGTCCTCATCGAACTCAAGCCCGAGTCCATTCGCGGATTTCACGATGTAATTGACCGCATCGGAAAGATCGAGACCGCCGGCCTGTGCGAGCTGCATCGCAACCGGAATGCCGTTCATGATCTGATTGAAATCCCATCCGGCGTGGGCTGCTTCAGAGATAGCATTGCCAACATCGTCGGTATGGAAAATTGTCGTGGCTGCCCACTGTGTCGCCGCTGCGTCAAGCTGGGACATCGTGGAGGACAGCTCCTGCGTATTCCGTCCATACGTTGTGGAGAGTGCGACTTCCGCGTCCGCCATAGACTTCTCATAGCCGCGATAGACCTCGATTGACTGCTTCCCGAAGTCAATCAGCTTGTCACTGACCGGCTGCACAATCGACGCAATCTGAGCCAGGGTATTTCCGATATCGGAGAAACCGTTCCCGACTTTCGCGTTAATGACAATATTGGTATTTAATGTCTGAGATGACGATGCCATACGCTACCTCTCAAAACTTCCCGATGATCCGTCCTGTCCCGTCAGGGAACACAAAATAATAAACGCGGTCGCCCGCCTGATAAACCGTCTTGGAAAGTCCCTCAATGGTTCCGGTCAGCTTAAGAATCTCCATCGGCTGCATCGGCTGTGTTTCAATGCCCTTCTGGTCAAGGGACGCGACAATCCAGCCATCTGAGACCAGCTTCTTCAGCGTTCCGCGTTCAATCCGGGCGCCGCCCTCTTCCTGTCTCATGCCTTCACCTCATACGATAGTGTCGATGCATCGGTACAGTGTCACGGTTGACGTCTGATTCATGATATCGTGTCGCACCCCCGCCACGATCCACTCTCCGGCTGCATCGGTATCACCGGAAATGTCAAAGCGTTCCATCGCAGTAAAAGACGGCTGAAATTCACTTGAAAGAACCACGCGTTCGCTCGGAAGATTCAATGCGAACAGCTTTCCGCGCGCCCAGCGCCCCGCCTCTGCGTTCGTCATCGCGGGAAGGGAATGAAGGATAAGGGTTTCCGTTGCGTCGTCATCGGAGTCCCAGGCAGTCGCAGACGCATAGGGCGTCTCGACTGTCACGGACTTATAGCGAGCTCCTTCCCGGATGTACTGAAAGCCCCTCTGGCTGGAATAAAGCTCGATCTGCTTGGCAGCGGGCCGCTCCTGTGCGTACAGGACTCCGATTGCCTTATAGGCTCCGTTCTCGCATTTAAGGACAGCATTTTCCATTTCCAGATAGCGCGCAAGAAACGCGGCGCATCCTTCGTTCTCCCGTGTGATGTAAGTCACCGGAAGACCAAGGCTGAGGCCGTATGCCTCCGCGCTCATGCCGGATTCCGCCGCGCAGCGGTTCAGGATAGCTCCGGAAGTCTGCTTATAGAAACTTTCAAAGCCACGGTTCCGCGCTTCAAACGGGATAGACGAAGCCAGGATCCGGAACTTCCCATCCCCCGGGAAAATGTCGGAGACATACATCGCGCCACTGTCATAGCCATTGTCCGTGACGGAGATCAGGTCTCCCTTTTTTGGCCCCCAGCTGTACCATTTTCCTGCATTCTCGAAAACGGCTTCCAGGCTGTCACTCTTCTTCCATGCGTGGTCTCCAACCGTCAGAGAATCAATTACCACGTCATCTGTGATATCGGCGCCCTGGTAGAAAAGGTTCATGATTACTCACCCCGGTTTCGTCTCTGAATCACCCGGCAGATAGTCCCGTACAGGTGGTGGAAACGCCGGATTGTCAGTGTCAATAGGTCTGTGATCGACGTGTGCGTGACCATGCCTGCTTCAATTACTTTTTCAAGATACGCATCCGGCCGGCACGCGTCGCAGAGTTGAAAAAAAGCATTGCAAGCTGTATCCCCTCCAACGCGTCGGTCATTCCGATCCGCTCAAGAATGTCGCGCATGTCGAGCGCTTCCATCTCCTTCGATACGGCTTTTCCGAAAAGGGCCAGAGACTGACGATATGTGATCCGGTAAGTCTGTGTTGCGCTCCCGTCGCTGTCCATAGCGTCGATATAGTCAAGTCCGGTCAGCTTCGTAAAATCGTAGGAAAGGGATTCCAGCGTCTCGCCGCCTGCTTCAATCGGTGTTTCCAGTTCCAGAACCCCGCGGCCGTCCTTGATGGCTTCCAGCGCGTCCGCACTCCGCTTCTTCGCTTCTTCCATCCGGTTCTTCAGCTCTTCCGCGACTTCCTTCGCACTCTTCGGAGCGGTGTCTTCTGCTGCCTTCTTCCCGTCTTTCTCCGCTTCTGCTTCCATGTGTTCTCCTTATCAAAAAACGGGCCCCGAAGGACCCGCTTTTCCAGAATGGTTATTTCAGCATGTTCTGCACGACATCCGTGTACGTCTTGCCATTGTACTTGATGACGCCGGCCATCGCGTCAATCACCGTTGTCACCTTCCCGTTTACTTCTTCCTCGTACCGGAGGCAGGAGTACGTGTCGGTGCTGCCGTAAGGCGATCCGCTCTCAATGTCGCCTTTTTCGGTTTTGGTGTGGACACCGACCAGACGATACTTGACGCTTTCGTGCTCGATTGCACCACCTGCGACGTTGTAGCGCTGGCGGACGGTCCGGAACTCGTGATGGTGGAGTCCCGGAACCCCGAGGCGGTCACTGTTCACGCCGTTGTTGTGCGTGATCGTGTACTCCATCGCTTCCAGATGGGTGATATTCGGCATATCCACGTCCATCACCATACCGGAAGAAGAAATGGTGTCCGTCGGGTGGGAAATGGTCGGAAGACCGACCTTCGTGACATCTTCTACAATCGCGCCACCGTCAAGGAGTCGATGATCCTCAACGTTGTTATATACTTTCTTCGGCATCTGCTCTCATCTCCTCTCTCAAGATTCGCTGTCCGCAAAATAGGTGACGAAACCGTCATCTGTCCAGCTGACAATGGCTGTCATCGACTTCGCAAGCGGTGTTGTCGTGACATTGAACGAGAACGTGAAGTCGCCGTCCAGAAGATCACTCTTTGCGTCTGCGCTGGAATCCGCGGAAACCTGACCATAGATCAGTGCACCGATATTCAGCAGCGCGTCAAGACGTGCCTGTTCCTCGGAGACAATGGTCTTGATGTCGTTCGGCGTGGTTGGCTTGTCAATGTCAAGCATCCGGCGGGCCTGGAAGTCGTTGCTGATGTAGTACAGCATCATCCGGTTCGTCTCCGCGACATTGATGTCTGTTCCGTTCGACTGGTCATAATCCGCGCTGTGCGCGCCCCAGATAGCCCAGCGTCCGCCGATGTAAGCCGCACTGGCAATTCCGTTCTTGTTCAGCTTCTCGTTGATCACAGCGTCGTCATACACGCGATCCTCGTAAGCTTCGCCAAGGTACAGGTTCTCAATCGCGCTGCAAGACGTGTTACTTGCCGTGTGATACGGAATCCCATCCTGCGCAAGAAGAAGCTCCTGGAAGTTCGCGGCAGCCAACACGGAGAGATGGTACTTCTTTCCGTCCGTCCCCTTCGCCATCGGGAAATAAACGGTCTCATTTTCCCTGTTGTAGCCGTTCGCATCCTTGAACTTCTTGACGGTATCAAGCGTGACTGCGGTTCCATCAGTCGTCACAATCGGGAGATCAACGAACATGTAAGCATCCCAGTGCTTGTTGATCTTCTTCGTGTTTGCTGCCATCGCAGCATGAACAGCCGGGATGGAAGAGAAGCCCGGTGCAACCACAAAGGACGGGGTATAGCCGGTCAGCGGATAGACGCTGATCAGTGCATACACGCCCTTATTGAGGCCCATGCCGTCCGTCGAACCGATCACGTCTTCGGCCGTCACCTTGGACGGGTCAACCGTACTGTACGTGATGGTCAGGTCCGTCGTACCAAGCGCGCCGTGAGACAGCTCCGTCAGGGTCAGGGTCTTCCGATCGATACTGTAGGACAGGGAGAAGTCAGTTCCCCTTTTCTTCTCGACCTCTCCGGACTTCACAACAACGGTGTCCTGAATGATGCTTTCCGCCTCCGGAATTGTCACGACTCCGTTCTCCGGCTTCTTCGTGATCGATCCCGCCTTGTCGGCCTTATGCTTCGCCGGGTCCAGCACATTGATGAAGATGAGCGGGCCGACGCCCTTTGACTCAAAATGAACACGCATCGCCTCGCAGAGCGTATAGCTTGCAAAGTCGTCGGAATAGCCGAACTTGCTTCTTGCTTCTGCGATATTGTTCACCACGATCGGCGTGTTCACGTTGCTTGCACCGCCCACGACAGTATGTACCGGAGCCGTGCCGATGTACACCATAGCGGCGGGGCTGTTTGTGGCGGCTTTCGACCCGACTGCGTTAATCTGGCCGTAGGCGCCATGCTTGTAATCAGCCATTTTTAGTCCTCCTTATGAGAGTAAATCTTGAATTTTTGAATTGTGCCCTTCGTCGGCATGACCGCCGAAAACGACATTCACAAAGCCGTAATAGAGTGGACGCTTGTCAACGATATAGCTCTGATCCGTATACAGGCTATAAGTGATCGTGTCCTCCTGAACCCAAAGATCCGTGTTCGGAATCACCCGGTCGCGGAGCAGGCATTCGATGCAGTCATCCATCCAGTCGAGGAGTGCGTAGAAGCCGGTCTCTGTCCCTTCCAGCAGAAGAGATACATCGGTTCCCTTCCCCTTCTCTCCAATTGACTCGACAAAACCGGGAAGACGGGTTCCGGGTTCATAGAGGCAGAAGAGAATGCTGACTGCGAGATGCTGCCCCATCATGGAAGGACGGTGCACGTTGTTGTACCGGTCGAACCGACGTTCTTCCATGTACTTCGCGTAGGTCTGGTTCGGCATGACAATAATGCATGGACAGACGTTCGAGACGTCCTGTGCATTTTCAGAGATGAAACCGTTCACGCTGTCAATCTTATCCGGCGCCCAGCCCATATAAACGGTCGGCTCCCGCCGGATAATCTGGTCAATCTTCATCCCCGGCGCCGGTGCTTTCATCTCGCGTCCTTCGCACAGGTTCTTTTCTATCCAGATCTTCAGCTTTCTCAGCCGCTCCGTTGTCCTCATTCGTATGCCCTCGGATCGTAAGAAGTTAAGGTGATGCCGTATACGCCCGCATTATGTACCACATCGAGCACGCGCATCTGCTTTTCGTCAAAAATGACATGCGTGTTCGGTTCCGGTCTGCCGGGGAAGCCTTCAACTGGAACATGGATCAGGATTGTCCGCGTGTTGTTATCCCAGGAGATATCATTGACGTTGTTGTTCTTCCGCTTTAAGGCTTCTTCCTCATCCGGGACACAAAGGATTTCATTGCCGTTCCAGTAATGCGTTTCCGCGAAGTGATCCGGATTCTCAAATACGCGTGCAATGTCGTCATGAATCCGGTCCTTCAGCGACATATCACGCGTCCTTTCCGGCTTTTGTGGAAGCGGCCTTCACCGGTTTTGCCGGTGTTTCTGTTTTCTCCGGAAGGACTGCAAGGCCCTGTTCAATGAGTCGCGCGGCATAGCTGGCATTGAACTCCGCTGTTTTTCCGCACTTCACAAGCAGCACTTTCACTTCGTCTTCCTCCTTCCCGTTTTCTTCTCAGAAGATACGATTCCCTCCATCACGTCGATTTCGGGTTCTGCACTTTTGTCAGCTCTCTCAGACGGTTCTGTCTGCTCCTCCGGCGAGGGACGGTCCTCAAAGATAGCATGAGCGCCAAGAAGCCATTTACGCTCCCCGGCGCTCAGCGTCTCTTCGATTACTTCGCCCGGAACATACAGACGTCCGTTCAGCTTGACGTAATGCTCCGCAACGTACATGTGTCAGCCTCCTCAAGCCTGCGGCAGAACCGTCGCCACACACCAGCCGTCCACGTTGGCCGGAACAATGGTCGGGCAGGAGGTCAGGCGGTTCTTGATCGCGTTGCCATCGATGGAACCGTACCGCAGCGGGACTTCCTTGCGGATGTAGGTCTTGTGCTGCGCGTTCGCGCCCGTCTCCTCGACCTGCGTGACCGGGCCGTGGTAGATATTGAGAACGCCACGACTGCCCGCGATGAGTGTGCCTTTCGGAAGGAACGGTTTCACCTTACCGTCATCATCGACGAAGGTTCCGGACATCGAATACATCTCAACGCCGTCACTGTTCCACCCGATAAAGCGGAGGCCGGAGCCACGGTACTCGCTGTTCAGCTTGCCCATGTCGATATTCCGGCCGTCAAACAGGCGGATGTAGTTGCTGTTCTCACGGATCGCAGACGCCACATCCGGAGCCATGACGATCATATCGACGTAGCCCATACCGTCATAGACCAGATCAAAGATGGAGTGCATGTCATCATCAATCTTGGCGCCGGACTGATCCCAGGTTGTCGCCGGTGTGAACTTATTCGTGAAACCATAGTCCGCGATCATGGATGCCTCTACGCCGCGCCCCTCGTTCGTGTACGTGAAGACGGACAGCTTGCCCGTCAGAAGAACCTGACGCGTCATCCACTCACGACGTCTCTGAATGGCTTTCCGCATGTCCATCAGGTCCTGCGCAAGCATCTTCTTCTCACGCTCCTGCGGTGTCATCGCGCCTAAAACCTGCTCACCGAACATGCGGCCCTTCAGATTCTGGTCTTCAATGATGCGTTCCGGCGCAATGCAGCAGAAGCCGATTTCCCGTGTCTCGAATCCGTCACGGTCCATCAGAACGCCGCCGGTTCCCGGATGCACCGTCGGAGCCATCCGGCGGCTGCCTTTGCGGTAATCGTAGATTGCCTTGTCGTCTTCAACCAGACCTGCTTCATGTCCGAAGAAGTCATACAGCACGCTGTATTCACGCGGCATTTTATCGATGGCCGCAAGCTGTGCTCTCGTCGAATAGATATCCATCTGCTTACTCCTCTCCGCGCTTTATCACGCGCCCTTGACTGTGTTCGTAAAGGTCTCCGCGGATTCCTTCTTGTCGAACACGATGTTCTGCCCACGAAGAACGGCCTTGCTCTCCGCTGTCAGGCTTGCACCCGCGGCCAGCTTCACCGTGCCGTCAACAAAGATACCAGCACGATAAGCTTTCGCGTCCTCCGCGACCGCTGTCGATCCGGATGCCGGAGCCTCCCCTGTGCTGACGTCCTCGGCCAGAACGACGAGCATATTTGATGCTGTCACCTGGGCTGTCGCCGCCGGTGCGTAAAGTCCGTCGGCTCCACGATACAGCAGAGTCCCCGCCGTCAGTGCGCCATTTCCGGGCTTGCACGGAACAGAGATCACATCCGCGCCTTCCGGGTCGGCCAGCAGATTTGCATACGTGCTTGTACCAATCACGCCATAAAGATCACTCATGGTCTGTCCTCCTCATCAATACATGCTGTTGTCGCCGTTCGCGACGTACTCAGAAGCATAACGGGCCATATCGTCCGCATTGGCCTTCAGAGCCTGCTCCTCTGTTTCAAGTCCGGTCTCAGCGGCTCCGCCGCGGACGTCTTTTGCCGGTGCGGTTTCTGCCTTCCTAGCCTCCATGAAGTCGTGCCCCTTCTGTTTCATCGCGGTCACAACCTGTTTCTGGAAGTCGAGCGCCGACGTGCTGTCCGCTTTTGCTTTCTCAGCCAGGTCTTCATAGCCCGGCATGGTCAGCGCGTCGATGTCGGAGAGGCGTTCGCGCTCTTCACGGACGGCCGCGTCCTGAATCTGCCGGAGAAGATCCGGATTTTCATCGCGGAGCTGTTCCAGAGTGAGATCTTTGAGTTCCATTGTCTGTTCCTCCTTTTTTTCAGTGTCTGTATGAGAAGGTTTCCCACTCTGGGGACAACCGTTTCCCACTTTGTCTTCCGGCTTTTCCTCCGGAGCCTGTTCGGTGATCTGTCCGGGGATGTCACCGTAAAGGCGTTTCATGAGCGCCATACTCTTTGGCGAGACGGAAGCCACTGCCTTTTCGGTCTCAAGTCGTTCATCGCAGAAGCCGTTATCCACAGCCTCCTTTGCGGTGAACCAGGTCGTCGCGTCCATCCAGGACTTAATCTGGTCCGTGCTCTTTCCGGTTCTTGCCGCATACATCTCGTGAAACTGCTCCTCCATCTTGTGAAGATGTTCCACTGTCTCTTCCAGCTCAGACGCGTTCCCGACTGCAATGGTCATTGGATTGTGGATCATGAACTCGCTGCCGTCCGCAATCACCACATGCGCTTCCGGGATGGTGACGAACAGTGTTGCTGCACTGGCGCACAGCCCTTCGATCATCACGCGGACAGACTCGAAACCGGCATTGATGATCATGCTCCGCATTGCAATCGCCGCGTAGACCCCACCGCCACCCGAGTTGATCCGGATGTTAAGGCGCTTTGCTCCTGCCTCCTTCGCGGCTTTCAGAGCTTTGTCAAAGTCGGTCGGCGTCGTCTCATCTCCCCAGTACTGCTCATCCGCAATCTCGCTGTAGATCAGGACTTCCGCGTCCTCTTTCTTTGGATCGGTCTTCATGGTGAAGCGGAGACGATAGCTCTCGCCCGTGCTCATCACCACAGTTGATTTCCTCATGTCTTCTCCTCCGCCTCCTCGGTCTCTTCTTCACTGTCTCCGGCTTCTCCCAGTCCGGACGTTTCTGCATCTTCGCCCAGCATTTCCCGTGTCACCGCGATTTCCTTCTTTCGCTGACGCACATTCGCAGACCAGTCGTTGCCATTGTACTCGGACGCCTCCTGCTCCTGCGTCGTGATGTTGTTGGCGATACGCGCCGCCGCGGCGTTCACTTCTTTAAGCGGATCGACGTGTCCCATGCTCGCGCCCATCCAGACACAGCCGCACCAAGCCTGCCGGACAGCCGGATCGTCGAAAAAGCCGGGCGCGTCAATGCGTCCGGTCGCCACGGCCTCGGAAAGCCACTGTTCATAAATCGGCTGGTTAAAGCCATTATTGAATCGTGTCCGGTAAACCCGGACCGTCCGCCAGAAGTCCAGCAGAGCCGCGCGGGCGGCAGTGTAATTGCTCTCATACTTCTTGATAAGCACTTCTTTCGGAATGCCCATCGAAGAAGCGATGACGGTAATGCACGTGCTGACGAAGCTCTCGAACTGAGCATTGCTTCGGAGCGGGTTCACCGTTGCGATTTTCTTGCCAGGAGGCAGATTGTAGATGGCGCCTGGTGCAAGCTCTAACTTCAGGTCATCGTCCGTTACCTTGTCATCTTCATTGACCGCATCTTCGAGTCCGAACTTTCCGTCATCCTCGTCGCTCTCGATGAAGCATGTCAGCATAGCGGACACGACATTTGCGGCAAGCTCAGAGTTCATATAACGCGAGAACTGCTTTAGCGCTTCGATCTCCGCGGCCACAAATGGAACGCCTCGTCTCTGCTCTGGACGCTCATAGGTCATTACATGCAGGATGTTTGGATAGCCCGTATCCTTCCCGAATGCCTCGACAGCTGTCCAGACAAGCTCTGACGTATTGCTGTCGGCCAGTGGGCTTTTTGACGCCACATGATAGCGGACAACGGCCCCTTCCGGGTCGATCTCCACGCCGTCCACGATCCTATTTCCGTTCTCCGCGTCCTGAGCAATACTGTCACCGGATGAATCCGGTGTGCAGATCCGGTCTGCTTCGAGAAGCCGGACTGTTGTCTGGTAGGGCGTCCGCTTGTTTTCTTTCATGCCGAACAGTGCGAACACGTCACCGCTCATCAGCATAGAGAGAAAGGCGAGCTGCTGCATTCCGTAGAAATTCTGCTGCCGCTCCGCGTCGCACATCGGGTTATCGGCCCACAGACGGAGCTCCCTGAGAATGTTCTGTTCGGCCTCCTGGCATTCCTCGTCGCTCATTCCAAGAAAGTCACCATCAATCTTTGGCTTCGGCTGGATGCCCCAGCCGATCACGGACGTTGTGAGCGACTGCGGACCGGAACGGGCGAGTCCGCCACCCGTGTACAGGTCACGTGCCCGCTGTCTGAGCTTCGCGGAGTAGAGATCAATGTCATCCTCCGCGTCGCCTGACTGGATCAGCCACCCGGCCAGACTGTTTAAGGTCTGGCTGGCCCCGTGGCTCCCGTAGGACATTCGCGGCGATGCGGATCCTGGTCTCGCACGTCCTCTCTTCAGCTCAATATCGGCGCGCTTCGACGCCTTCTTCTTCTTTTTCTTTGACATGTATCAAAGCTCCTTACAGATCACGGGGAACGACGCGCGCCACCTGAGTCGAACGCGCCTGACCCGACAGGACTTCCACCATATCGCTGTATTTCTGAATCAGCTTTTCCAGCTCTTCAACGTCAAGCGCGGTGAACTCACGTGTTCCAATGCGGTAACTCTGCGCCTGACCGCTGATAAGATCGTGGAGAGCGGTCTTGCACAGATCAAGCATTCCCTGCGCTTCGGTCAGTGAATAAGCATATTTCAGTGACATTCGAGCACCCCTTATATCTGAATCCCCCGGCTGACGATTCGCTTTTCCCTTCGGTGGGTTTCCTCTGTCCGGGTGATCACAACCGGTTCTTCCTCTTCGCCGGAAAGCGTCTGCTCCAGCTTGTCGAAGTTCCAGTTGAAGTAACGATAAGCTGCCCTCGCGTAATTCCGGCAATCAAGCGGTTCATTTCGTTCGTGAATCTTCTCCCATCCGATGACGCTCCGGCCATTCCGCCGATGCATGATCATGCGCTCGGAGATAAGGCCCTTGAAGAACTCCCGGTCATAGCCTGTCCGGAAGTCTTTCGGGAAATGCATGTACCCCGGCCCTGGTGTCTCGATACCGGCTTCATACATGATGCCGCTTTTGCCGTCGTCAACGCCGATGACAAATGCGATACCAGAGTAGCCTTCGGGCCGCTTCATCTGGCGGCAATACTGCTTCCCCTCACCGCCTTCACCTTTAATCGGCCAGATATGGCGTGTCCGCCTACGCGAGCATTGCTTGTAAATGTCGGTCGTAAAGTGACCGCCGGAGTCGATGAAGGCCGCGAGGATCTTCATCTTCATCCCGTTCTTCAGCTTCCACTCGCGGTCGAGAAGGCTGTCCACTTCCTGCCAGACACCCGGTGCATCGGCGCGCCCGGGAATGACGCCTCGGTTGATGCCCCAGCTCTGCCCGTCACGGTCCCAGCCAACCACCTCGTACTCAAGACGGTTGTCCTGTGTGTCAATGCCCATGGTGAGCACCAGAACTCCCGTCGGGACTTCTGCGTCATAATGCTCACGGCGCGTGTAGAGCTTTCCGTCGAGTCCGCTGCTAATCTTCACTTCCCACGTCTCACCGAGCACGGTGTTCGTGAAGACCTTCAGCTTCTCCGGATCCTTTTTTGCCTTGAGGAAGTTCCAGACAATTTCCTTCCAGTCAGACCAGGGAGACATGAAAGCATTAAGGCGGAACGAGCGGATACCGTTCTCGATGGCCTTCGGGTTCTTGCTGACCCATTTTGCGGGCTGCCTTTTTGCCTGGTGCTCAGGGATCACCCGTTTACAAATCGGACACTGCCAGCCGACAGATGTCACCTTGTAATCCGTGTCTCCGTGCTCATTCTTAAACTCCTCTTTCTCAAACTTGATATTGTTAAAGCGGATATAGCTGAACGCGTGGCAGTACGGACATTCTGTATGCCACTCTTCCTGCGTACCGTTCATATAGTCCGCCTCAATCTTGCTCTGTCCTTTGATGGTCGGCGTCGAGGTCTTTACGATCTTGCGGTTCCACTTGTAGGTTTCAGTTCGACGTTCGGCCAGCTTGATCGGATCACCTTCGGTTCCGGCGGATGCCGGAAAGCGGTCTGTCTCGTCCATGAAGATATAGCGGACCGGTTTTGATGAAAGATCCGCCGGACTGTTCGCGCCGATGATGGCAACGCTTCCACCGGGGAAGGTCTTCATAGAAACCGTATTCGCCGCGTCCCGGCTTCTGGCCTTGTAAACCTTACTTCGCAGAGTCGGGCAGGCCGCAATCATGGGCGCAATCCGACGCTTTGAATAGTCCTCGGCGACTTCCTTCGTCGGCTGAATGTAGAGGATCGGTCCGGGATCGTTGTCAATCGCGGCGCCCATCATGTTAAGTTCCATCTCTGATTTTCCGACCTGTGCAGATGCCATGATAATGATCTGCCAGACGCCACGCTGTGTGAAGCTGTCCATGATTTCACGCTGATAGGGTGCCCGGTCTGTACGCCACGCTCCCGGTTCCGCACTGGTCTCCGTTCCCAGGACTCGGTTTGCATCGGCCCACTCTGAAACTGTCTGCTTTTTCGGAGGACGGAACATATTGAACGTATAGTGCGCCAGTTCGCCAACTGCGCGCGCTTCCAGTTCACTCTCCGTCGGAATCCTCGTCTTCTTCTTCCTCATCGTCGCTGTCCGTCCCCTTACCGTCATCATCAAAGACCGCATAAGCGGGGAGCGGCGTGTCCGCGATGTTTTCCAGGACGCCCCGGATCTCGGTATCGAGAATATCCCGGATCGCCTCGATGCTGTCTACCATGTGCAGCGAGGGCGCGACTTTATATGGCAGATGCAGGAAATTCTGCATCACCGTGTTTGCCACATCCCCCCACAGGCGCTTTGCGTCCTGTAGATCAATCAGCTCGCCGCGCATCCGCTCGACTTCAAGCCGGGTCTTCTCGGTCTTCACCAGCTCATGACGTGCTTTCACTTTGTCGAGGTCATCAATCCCGCTCATCTCATGCGAGACGTTGTACTGCACCCATCGCTGGACAAAGAGGCCAAGATCATACTTTCCGTCCTGAGACGGAACAAACAACTTCTGCTCATCCGGAAGGCTCCGGTCAATATCGTAAAGCCGCCGATACGTGTATCCGGCCACCGACGCCAGCTCTTTTTTTGTCATGGTCAAACCAGCCATGCTTTACCCCTTGCTGCAAGCTGCCGCAATTCGGCGCTCGCATTCATGCCGGACTCTGGCCTGCATGTAAGTTGCGATGTCGTCTTGCACATCCGGCTTGCTCCGATTAAGCGGCATCTGCGGAACGGCAATACCCACAACCCGCATCACGGGGAGACGTGATTTTCCGGCACGGGTCCAAACGTTCTTTGAAAACCCTGCTTTCTTTGCTGCGGTGTTTCGGAAAGGCGGCTGTCCGCCATAACTCGACATACGCTCCGGGAGTGTTGAAACCCCGGAGGTCAGAATCTTCGCCTTAATTCTGTATTTCTTGATTTTCCATCCGCGCGCGCCGCCTGTCGCCTTAAATCCTGTCCCGATCCCCAGACGTTTTCCACGGACAGGGATCACGCAGCCAAGGCCCCCACCAAAACCAGAGGAGATCTGAGCGCCCTGCACAGCCGCGCCGATATCACTCTTTTTGGGTAGATACTTCTTCGGAATGTCCTGTTTCAAAATTTTTCGGACGTGTCCCGGAACGCGACGGAAAACACTTGCCATAGCCCTCTCAAACTGATCCTGTGACATCTGTGCCCGGAAATGATCAAGATCCTGCATCATCTCTGTTGCATCAATCTCAAGAGAAATGCCCGGGTTACTTGCCATCGCTTACCACCTGTACTCTCTTCCCGTCGTCCGGTCCCGGAGAGCAAGGCATCCGACAATTTCAAAACCAGTGATGCCCGCGATGTCGTAAAGCACCCGCATCACGTCCATCACCTGCCTCGGCACTGCTTCGGGATCCGGCACGGGCCGTCTGATATTTCTGTCGTCCATCTAACGTCTCCCAGTGCCCTGAAAAATTCCACAACAAAACCGCCTGCTTATAAAGCAGACGGTTCCGTCCAAGAAAAGAGAATAAAGAATTATGGAAAAGGAGGGTGTATCCTTTTTTCCTGATACCATATTAACATGGGTTTCCGGAAAAAAGTTAAGATTTTGTAAGATCTTTTATCACATCTCCACAAAATCAGGATAAAGTTCAGCGAAGCGGGCCAATGCTTCCCGGTGAAGCGCGCACGCATAATGATACACATAGCTCATTTCATGAGAGACCTGCACCATATTTTTTCCCTCGACGTAAATCTTATGCAGAATATCGCGAAGTTTTGGTTCTGGCACATCTGCGATCTGGGAAGACCGAAGTCTTACTTCTTCCTGCATCTGACGGTTCGCGTCATAGAGGGAAAGAAGCTGAGCCCGGAACTCATCGGTGCTGTCAATCAGCCGCGCCACCTGATCGGAAAGCGCGTCATGCGCGGATGTCTGAACCCGGTCGCCATCATAAGCAATTCCACGAAGGGAGAGAATGCTTTCCCGCATGATCAGAATTTCCTGGTTGATCCGGTGAATGGTTTCTTCGTTTGCATGGATCTGGTATTGTGCTTTCCGGATCCCCATGAGATAATCTTTTACCTTTTCCATCTGCTCCTCCGTGTCTGTTAGCGTCCGGTGCTCCCGAAACCGTTGCATCCCCGCTCCGTATCTTCCAGTTCGTCCACCTGCTCAAGTGAGAAGTTTTCGCAAGGCTGAATCACAAGCTGCACAATTTTATCCCCGCGCTGAAAGACGTAATCTGTAGCTCCCAGATTGTACAGCTTCGCCACAATGGATCCGGTGTACCCACTGTCGATCACGCCTCCAAGCGATACGATACTCTGCCTGACATTTAATCCTGACCGTGAC